TTAACAGTGACGTCATCAAACATTGGACCAACGGCCATATTGATGTCTCTACCACCAACCTCGACAATTATTTTATTTAGTACACCACTGAAATCGAAAGAACCGTTATAAGATTGGTAGCCGGATGATACTCCAGACTCAGACAAGACGTCAGTACCTGAAAAGACTGAAGTAGTTCCGTTAAATCCTGAAACGTGCATGTATATTCTATCTTGAGCATCTTGTTTATTAACTTCGATTGAGTATCTTACTTCGCCACCCTTATCTATTTGTAAATCAGATATGTCAATAGTGTTAATAAATGTTGTACCCATACCTGATACACCCATGGTTGAAGTGCTATTGCCACCTCCTGTGATCATGGCACACTTATCTGTACCTAACTGCCCACAACTATTACCACTAGGCATACTTGCAGGTCCTTGACCACCCCAATCAACATCCATGTCACCTTCTTTGTTAGTCACAACATATCCGTTATCACCATCAAGAATATCTCCTGAGTCTTCGTTAGTAACAGTTGTGGTTGTAGTAGTGACTGTGGTTGTAGTAGTTGTAATTATTTCTGTGCCTTTGTCTTCTTCAGTAATGTCAATTTGTGTATCTTCTGTGATAGTGACACCTGGAGTACAAAGACCTTGTACATCGGGTAAGCAATCAGCTTTAGAATAAGAGGAGACCAGTAGTAATAACAAACAAAGTTTTAAACAGAGCAGCATTTTGTGCATCACTAAACTCCTTTGGTTCTGGTTTATTGGCGGCAATATATTCTGGTTTGTATCTACTGCCGTCTGGGATTAAATGAGGATGTTCACTCCAGTAAGATGCGGCCTCGGCTCCAATGAGCCCGTTTACAGGACACGGGGTTCCAGCATCCATCATGCTCGTCCAGACACGAGGGTCTTGACAAAGTAAAGCGACAGCCGACACTTTCATGCCAAAAGCATATTGGCTGCGACTAAGCTTAAGAAGTTGACACAGCTCATCGTCTATAAGAACGCCTGTAGCTATACCCAACACATTATTTTGAACCGCACCTCCCACACCAACTTTACAAATATCACTATTCGAATTGGGCAGAACCGGTGCATTTGCTGTTGGGGGTGTATTATTTACTACAGTGCTTGACACGGTATTTGTCTCAGCGTGTAAATTTTTTTTAGAGAAGCCTAATGCCAAAACTAATGATATTAGTGCAACAGAACAAGCCCACATAAACCAGTCGCCTCTCATTAGCACCTCCAACGTTTACGAGCTTGTCTTAGTCTTGAGTTTGGATCTTTTGCTGCTTTTGGAAACTTTTTCATTTGTCCTGCACTTCTAGCACAGAATGATTTTCTTCTTTTTGCTGCTTTACTACCAGGTTTTACTTTGCCTGTAACAGCAGTTTTTAATTTTGAACCAGGATTGTCTCTTCTATATTTAGCAACACCTGCTTTAGTCATTCCCGCCCCAGATTTAGTGGAGCGGAAATATTTTTTTGTTTTAGGTGGTTGCTTATCTCTTTTTCTCATTATGCAAAGATACAAGTCAATGATGTGACATTAGTTAAGGTAGCATGAATATTGCTATCAAATCTAATTCCCTCATCACCTATGTAAATGTTCACGGTTTCAGTAGCTGATGCAACAGTACCGATATCAAACAAAGTTGAACCTGTGCTTGCATTTTTCAAAACAATACTACCGGCAGAGCCACTACATACAGCGTAGATAGCAATTAATCTAGCTGGTCCGCTTGTTACATTGCCAGTTGCAGTCACCTTTGCTGATTTAAGACCAAACATTTGTTACTCCTATGATAAGTTATTGTTCTGTATGTACAATACTGTAGCAGTAGCAGCGCCTGTTGATCCGTCTTCAGTACCTGCTACAAAGTCAGCAAATACTTCTAAATCAGTTGTTCCAACATCAGTAGCTTCAGTATCTAAAGTACCTCTTGTTGTACCTAATGCTTTAACGTTAGTTGCAGGGATAAATGCATCTGAATCACCACTTGTACCAATTGCTACGGTTGCTGTTCCAGAGTCATTATTTACTGTTGTTACATTAAGTATGACGTCAATGATTTGTGAGTTTGCTGGCACAATAGCCACTCTTTGATTAAGAGCATCAGCACCAATGATATCCAAGACCACTGACTGAGCCATTACTACTGAACCAACGTTGGTAATGTCTGTGCCAACAGTTGTACCTGTAGTATTTCTGATAGTTCCAGCCTTAATTGGGCCAGAAAATGTAGTTGTTCCCATGTCTTTTCTCCTTTGTAGTCCCCGAAGGGTCATGGTTAATAAAGCTTAATTTAAACATAAAAAAAGGGCGCAGTCAAAGACATACGCCCCTTTAAAGATAGATTATTGGTTATGCTTATGCAGCACCTGGAGAACCAAATACACATCTAGGATCTGAGAAACCGAATGAGTATCTCTCTCTAGCTTTGTATCTTACGTTACCAGTATCAAAGTCACCTTCCATAGATGTTCTAATTGGTGATCTTTGGAACAACTTAAATCCATTTGGAATGTCAGTCTTAATGAAGAATGCATCTGGATCTGTTAAGTAGTGGTTTACAACATAACCTTCAGGAATCATGCCCATATTTCTAAGTGCATTGATATCATTATCTGCTGTTGCAGTTCTTAACTGTGACTGTGTTAGTCTTTCAGCTACGAATTGTAACTCAGAAGGAATGATAAGCTTTCTTCCCTGTGTTGATATTAATAAACCTCTCTCATCAGTAAACGCAGCAATGTCAATTAAAGACTGCTCCAATGAAGTTTCGTTGAGGTCCGCAGCAGTTCCTAATTCATTTGCGAATGTTCCTGCTACGATTGGGTGTACTGCAGAGCAGAGTTCAACACCGTCACCACCGGTAAAGTTTGGATCAAACGCATTGTTCAATACGTTTGCAGCTTTTACCTGCTTCGTGTTTGCCATGGAACGTGCAAGAGCTTTTGTGTATCTTGCTGAAACTCTGTCATAAAGATTATCTTCGACAGCTTCTTCAGTGATTGCAAAACCTAATGCAATTGTTTCGTGGCTGTAACGTGCTGTGAAGGTTTCTGTCGCATTGTCATAGACAATAGATCCACCTTCTGATTTTACTCTTGCGTTACCAAAACCTGATAACATTACCTCTTCTTCGAATGCACGATCAGAAGTTTCTGTATCAAAAATTTCAGTATGCTCAGCATCATAACGTCCGTACTCCAGGCCAAATAGTGCATTTAAACCCGGCTCTAACTCTTTAACGAGTTGACTTCTAGATATAGCCATAGTTTAACCTCCTATATGCCTGTTGTGTCTGTTAGTGAGTGTAAGTTAATCTTAACGTGGATTGCTGCATTTGCTGCAGTATAATCTGAGTTATCAACGTCTGTTGATAAACCTACAACTCTAAAATTAGCGCCAGCATTTGTAGTAAAAGAACTGCCATCAATAACAACGTTTGAAATTCCATCTGTGGAAGATCCTGCGCTGTATGTAGCGATGTTACAGTTTGTACCTACTTGTGCTTGACCACCGTTAGTGTCATCTACTTTGACCTCGAATACTACATTCGGATCATCGATGACAAATGCTTTAATATCATCCGCTGCTATGCTGCCTGGGTAATGATTAGAAAAGGTCGGCTTTCCTGTCGTTGGATCAGTGTATTCGCAACCATTAAAAATACCTAAGATTTCAGCACCAGCAGAAGAACCGACATCAATAGCACCATTGGCTACCAGAATAACTGGGTCGCCTTGATATATTGCGGATCCCTCGTTGTTGCCGATTGTGTACTCAGTTTGGCCTTGACCATTGTAAGCAGCACCTAGCATCTTGATAGGACGAAATCCGTAATATCCAGCTTGATTTGCCATAGTTCATCTCCTTATTATTAAGCAACCTATTCAGATTTTTTAGATCCTCCAAAGGTCACTTTACTCTGCCTATCGACATTAATAGGCATACTAGGATGTTGTTCTCTCAGCGGATCGTCTTCCCAAGCTTGAGTCTGTTGATCAGTCTTCTTCTTGTAGTGAGCATTACGCTCGTTAACGGTTTCCACTGGCATTCTTGCCAATAGCAAGTCACCCACACTGATGACACCCTCATAAGCTTTGATACTTCCATTGTAAGCAGAGTAGGTTCCTTGGGTTGATTCGTCAGCTCTCACTAACTCCCAACCTTCTCTGAGTCTGGCATTGATATTTTTTGTATCATCTGCCCCATTTACACGATGACGAAGCCATCTTTGCTTATATCCATCAGGACATGGTGGTGCGTCTAACTGAGACGGTGGCGCCCAAGGTTTTCTTCTTTCCTCAGTTGCCCTTGTTTGTGCACTTCTTGGTGTTTTTGAATCTGTCATTTTGTACCTCCTTAAACGTACTTAGCATATTCAGCTAAGGGAACCCCTAGCTTTTTTGCTATTTTAACTTGACTAGCGGTCAACTTAACAGACTTGCGCCCAGTGGTTGCAGACCTTGATGCAGAAGCGACTGGTTGGGCGATTTTAGCACTTCTGGTAGCCTGATCCGAGTCTTGGAAAGACTCTGGAAACTTGTTTTTAACTCTATTAGTCAATTCATTATAATAATCATCTGATTCTGTGTCAAATCCTTCTGCTACTAAACCTCTATGAATTCTTTGAGCGTAATCTGTCATTTCTGCATCAGATCTAAACCAAGTATTTTTTTCAGCCCAAGCTATTGCTTTTTCTGAAGGTTGTGGTCTTGATTGAGTTTGAGTTTGAACGTCTTGTTCTAACTGTTTTTGGAAATCTTCATACTCACGTTCTTTTTTAGATTTAGTTACTCTTATTCTTTCAGCCTCAAGATCTAATTTTGTTAGAGCAGCTCTTGCCTCTTCTTCTTTTTGATAATCTCCAGCTTCTCTTGCTGTAATTAAATTTTGACGAGCTAAATCAGCAGCCATTTTGTTACGCACTTCACTTTCTGACATGTAACCTTTGTCAATGTCAAAAGTTTTCTTTTTGCTCTCATTTAATTCTTTTTGAACATTTTGTGCATACTCTAAAGCAGCTTCTTTTTCTCTTTCAGCTTCACGAATTTTGTAAGTTAATTTATCAATTCGTTTTTTAACTTTATCAGAATACTGATCCATCTCATCTGATTGTTTTTCTTCTTGAACTTCAACCTTAGGTTGTAATGGATCTTTTTCTTCTGTTTTTACTTCTTCGTAAACGTCTGGTTTAACCGTGCCGTGTGACTTATCTTCTAGCTCGACTTCTGCACCCTCTCCTGATGTATCAAGATCAACCAGCTTTTCGTCTTTTGCAGTATTTAGTTCTGTTTGCATGGTACCTCCATGTTATAATATAGTTAGTATGTCCTCTGGATTATCAACAGTGCCGAGAATCTCGTCATCATTTAATAATCTTACCTCTCCTCCATCTATCTTTATTCTTGAACCTGCGTATCTGCCAAACACGACCCAATCTCCTTGTTTACACCAAGGACCATTAGGAAACTTTTGTTCATCTTGATAAGCATCGTCTCCAACGGCTAATACCATTGCAACGGATGCAGTCAATTGTGAATCTTCCATTGTTTTATCTGTTAACAAAATACCACCCTTTGTTTTTTTCTCAGCTTTAAAAGGTAATACTAAAATTCTCCAGCCAACAGGTTTTGGAAGTTTATCTATTTCAGTTT